TATCAAAGTGCCATTCAAACGATCAACTTTTGTTTTGCCCAAACAATTGGTTGAATACTTGGAGTTGCAAGTTGTTGGGAAACTTCGTGACTACAAGACCTTTGAATTGTTGGTTGGGATAGCCACTCGTATGTATATAAGTTCTGGCATGAAGTATCCCAACCAATCTTTAGTGATTGTTGGTTCCGTGGTTTTTGCCATGTTCGCTGGCTTGCAGGACGAGATCATGTTGATTAATTTGCACGCTCAACCTGATCTGGCTCGAAGACACGATCGCGTCTTGCATAGTTTGGATTCAGGCGATCCAGACGCCGTTTCTCTCGCAACCACGTTAACCACGTCGGCCGTAGTTTTCGCTGTAGGCGTTTCTTCGTTGTACATTTTGCGCGCTTTTATAGTGAACCGCCGACCCAATCCACTGGCAGCGTCATTGCCTTTAACTGTTGTACATACATTTGCAAAAACCTGTGCTTACATGGTTTTGCGTTTACCGTTAAAGTTTATGTTGACTGCTGCTTTAAGTTGGGCTGCCTATTGTAAATATACGAAGGTTAAGACGAATTTTGAACCGATCGTTGTGCACGCGATTTGTCCTAAAGAGTTCGCACATAAGGATATCCCGATGCATCCTACAGCGAGAGTCATATTTTGCGGCGTTGATTACACCAACGCTCCCCTTCCTTTAATGCCATGTAAACGTAAGATTGCGGCTCAGTTGGCCGGTTTAGCAGTTTCTGACAGGCTGCCTGTTTATTCGTGCCAATGTATGTCGGCTTTGTGTTTAGCTTTTAAAACTAGACTCGCCATGCCAGTAGCAGACATAACACCCGCGAATTTGACTTCTTACATTGATTCAGTCACAAGAGTCATCAATTGGTCAAATGCATTTATGGAAGATGATTTGTGCGTAAATCAACGAATTAGGGAAGCACGCTGCATTGCGCCCATGAAATTCGTTGACTGGTTGTTTGGTTTCCCAGGTCCTAAGAAATTAATGTATTCCAAGGCAAAGAAAGATTTGAATGAAGGTGCACCAATTAGACCATCCCGTGAAGCATTTGTTAAATTTGAACCTTATATGAAATCAGATGATGACTTCATTGAAGAGTTTGATCCCAGGCTCATTATCAAGTTCGATCCCACTTACAATGTTATCACCGGTCCCTATTTCAAAGCTTTGGGAAATTACATGAAAAGCCAATTACTTCCTTGTGTGAATTCAGAAAACATGGTCGAAGTAGGCGTGCTAACTCGCGTTAACCCACGTAGGTACGCTTACGCGTCTGGACTTGACGCCTTTGACCTTGGTTTCTGGTTTGATTATTGGAGTAGCGCTTTGAGTCCACCTAATGTTGATATTCCTTTACCTTCCGTGCGCGATCACCAAAGTAACCTCATATTTGATAGGGATTATGTTTTGGTCGCCATCGAGTCTGATGGTTCGAGGTTTGATGGTAGGAAAGCACGGGTGATCAAAGTTGTCAACAACACCTTTGCATCAGCGTTTTTCCTACCTCAGTACAGACAACTGTTAAACACCATGTCAGCTTTGGCTTTAGATGTTCATTTTAAAGTCAAGGAAGGTAGCTTAACCTTGGAGTGTAAAGTTGATGGCAAGCAACATTCCGGTGGAACTAACACCTCCACTGACAATTCGTGGACAACAGCTGGCATAATCGAGCATTGTTTCTCTAAACTCCAAAAACTTGAGCCCACCAAACCGATCTACGCTTCAGTCATTGTGTTAGGTGACGATTCGGCAGTCATTTGTTATCTGCCACGCCGTTTGGTTGGACTCATTGAGGAAGTCTTTGTTGAGGGCTACGCTGACCTTGGTCACGTTGGGGAAGTCATTGTGCATCCAGCACACAATTTGCGCCGACTGAGTTTTTGTAGTGGGTATTTCTATCCTGTTCTACATTTGAATCAACCAAGATCATTGTGGGCACCAAAAATTGGACGTGTATTGTCCAGATTGTCGTGGTGTAAAGATCCACAGGTGCGACCCGAAGATTTCGTTTATTCAGTTTTGCAGGGTTATAAGAATGTGTTTCCAGCCATACCCGTTTTGCGTTCATACTACTTTACTTTGGTAAAAATTTTACGTCGTAAGGGAGCTAAAATCATACAGTTACCCACTGAGTATGAACACAAGTTTACCACCAATGTCACTGGGTTGACTGTGGATCCATATGCGATGTTGACCTTTGACAGAGTTTTTGGCTACGAGGCGGGAACTAGCGTCAAGGCTGAATATTATATATCCAGCTTGAACGATTTTACGTTAATGTTGCATAGTTCCATCACCGAAATCGTGGACGTTGACTGCCCTTTGAAGAAGAAACTCGTCCCTGGTAGATTTTTGGTTGGCAAGCCGTTGGGTTTACCACGTGCTGGCATTTACGATGAGATTCGCAAGAACGCTATTGTTGCTTGGGAGAATTTGTGGAAGTCGTCGCGCAAGTTTTGGGGTTACTATGAGCGCGTTGATTACCTGGCTTTTATTAGAGGGTTAGCTTTTGGTAGTACCGGCCCCAGTTTTAATGGGCTACACGGGGGGGTTTTGAGTAGTATTCATAATAATATTGTAGAGTCATTTTTATCAACAATTAGAACTAAACCTGAGCCATCAATGATGCGTGAATCGTTGTTGCGATTTGCCACTGAGTGTTACCGATCATTGGATGCTGGGCGTTATACTTTTTATTACGGTGGAGAATACGCGCGTGCAACGTTTGAAACATCTCTGGGTTTGTTCCATGAGTTGTCATTGGGTTACATCAATTTGAATGGACTTCATATCAAATTGTTCAATTTGGCGTTGTTTCTTTGGTATTTGGGCCCACTAGGATTTTTGTATTTATTAAGTATTTATGTACCCGGTGTAGCCCCTGCTCTAGGTGCCGCGCTTTACGAGGAATGGATTCGCGATTTTGAGAGTCCACATTTCCCTTGGTTCTCTATGACATTGACGTATCTGGAAACCATGAATTTGATTGCCGCTACGAATTCACAGAGTTTCACCGCCATGGGGTGTTGTTTTGTATATAAGTTTTTGACCCATATGGTGTTGTTACGTAGGGGAACGTTGCAATACAGGCGTAAGAAGCATTTTGTATTTAATTTTGTTGCTACGATGCTTCTGAACCCGTATTTGATTGATGCATTCCCGCTCACCTTTCCTCCACCGGCTTTTGTTGATACTCGTTGGGTGGAACCCCAGTATTATCTTGCTATCCCAACTTTGTCAGTGGTTGTTTCGTATTTCATGCCTGACCAAGTTGTGACCGTACCCCATTGGGCTCCTTTTGCAGGAGCTGTTGGCCTATTTGGTGTGTTGTTTGGTTTGTTTTCTTGTGTTGTCAGCCGATATTGTTCGGGCACTACTGTTGACCTTGTTAGCGAAGAAGTCGCCAAGGGAGTTGTAGTGCCCAACGTGTTGTCGATAGGCATAAGGAATAAGCGCCGTAGTATATTGTTTGTAAATAGTAAGTTTCGAGACGGATTGGGGGCCGTCCTATACCCACCCACGGCTGTAAATATATATTTGCAACCCATGTCAACTTTGACCAACAATAAACCGCGATCTGCCGGAAAGAATAGCAGAAAACAACGTACTATCGCACAAGCCACTCAAGTTGCCACGTCGGCACCGGCAAACCAGCGCCTCCACCTAGACTCTGCGAAGGTTCGGGGGCTGATAAAAGCAGAGATGAAGCTGGCCCGCCGCCAGAGTACCGGAGTAACGAAGTCAGCCAAATCACTTCTTGCCAATATGGCTTTACCATCAGATGCGAAAGCTGTAAGAGCTGCTTCAGCATCGGGATCAGACCCAACAGCTTTAGCTAATTTGAAGGCTAGGGAAACCGTTAGATTTCCACGATCGGCCACAGTCGACATCCAACAAACTAGTCACGTTTCGTTTGTATATAGAGACGCATTGCGCAACGTGATCACTACAGTTGGTTTGGACCCCATTGACAACACCATTTACACTGCGGACATTATTTTGCATAGTGGTTCGCAAAATGGTACTTTCTTTCCTTATTACGAAACACCTTTTATCGCAAACACTGCGAGTTCAGTGTTACCTCACGGCGACGAGTTATACTTAGCCGTACTTGGTGAGACTGATCAATTTCGCGGGGCTTTATGTTCGGCTGGTACCATACTTAGTGTAGGTAACTCCGCTTTGCTCCCAGGTATTGATTATTTGGTGCAAGTTTATAAGTTGGAAGGCAAACAGTGGACTTTCTTTGAATCCAAACCCTGGGTGTCGACATTGGCAGTTTCGTTCGCTATAACTGTCACCGGGTATTACGCATTCAATGTCGTAATCCAAGGTGCGGCTGCAGCTGCCACTGCTGATGCCGCGATAGTTGGAACGGTTACACTTCAAATGAGCGGAGCTTCCGGTGGCGCCATGTGGGGACAGCGTGCCGCTCCCCAGATTGCCGATTTTAAAGACAACATCCGCATGTATTCTGTGTTAGGAGCTTCTGGTATGTACACTAATACCGCGAGCCCATTGAATCGTCAAGGGAAAATTCTTGGTCGTGAACTCCCTGCGAAGGCAAACTTCCTTGAGTTTCTTGATTTCGATGTCGTGGCCAATCAGTCCTTAGCTGTTGTTAAAGATGCACCAGAGGGAATGTTCGCGTTCACTCGCCCTGAATCCAACAACTTTGGCAAAGCGCAACCTCTACTTTACGATGCCGACGACGGTGACAATGATGAGTACACCTTCCTTGTGTATCCTCTTGACCCTTTCTTGATCATTCACGCTAGCATTACTACAACTGCTGGCCAAGATGCTTATTTCTCCCGTGCCATTTCATTGGAGTACACTTCCCTTAGTATGTTCATTGACCAACACCAAGGGACTATCACTCAAAGCGATGTCCAGATAGCTTTGAAGTTGCTGTCAATGATGCCCCAATTCCATGAGAACCCTTTACATTTTGACGATGTCTGGGATTGGATTAAATCCACAGCTAAAGACGTTTGGGCTGCGGTCAAAGAGGTAGCACCCATAGCTATGGCTGCTGCACCTTTGTTGTTGTAGGGCAGAGAGGATGACCTGGCCACTCTCCGCTCTATAGCAACGGCTGTTTCCAAAGAGAAACCCAAGAACAAACGCAAATGACCATTTAGTTAGATTGCATTGATCTAATTTGAGTCAGGTGCGCTTAAATCCTGACCCGCGTAAGCAATTGTATATCCC